GGACAACACCACTAGGGTTCGCTCAGCCATCGGCGCGCTCCTTGTCCTGTGGGGCCGCCACGGCCCGAATCCGGTCGGCGACCACCGCCGGTACGAAAGCCGAGACATCGCCGCCGAAGGAGGCGAGTTTGACGCCGAACTCGACCTTTCTGCCGATTCCATCCTCGTGGATGTGCTCATGCGAGGCGCTGACTTCGAGGATGACGACGGTGCCGAAGACGCTGGCGACAAGGCCGCCGGCGGACCATCCGAGCAGCTCGACCGGCTCGCCCGCCATCTGCGTCGCCTTCAGCGCCAGATATTCGTCATGGCCGCCCCATTCCTGATTGAAGTAGAGGCCTTTGACTTCGAAGCTGTCCTCATCCAGGCCGGTGAACTGCCTGGCGGGCCCGACGCCGAACCGCTTGGTTGCCGGCCAGCTGACCTTCGTCTGCTCCTCGATCGTCTGCAGCGAGAGCGGCAGGATCTCGAAAAAGTGCGGCCCGATGGCCAGGACGGGAACGCCGGCCATCACTCGACCCCATCATGCAGGGCGCCGTTGAGCCTGCGGCTTCCGCCGCCCGACATGCCGGAGGAGGCGGCGGCCTGGGCCTGTGCCGCAACATTGCGGGCTGCAGCGACCGCGCGCGCACCGCCGGCGCGAATGCCGGATTCGAGCGTAGCCATCATCGCAGCGCCGGCGGCCGAGAGGTCGGCATTGGAAAAGGCGCCAGTAATACCGGTGCGGATGCCATCGGCGGCCGCCTCGGCGGTGGCGCCGCCCTGACGCAAGCCCCCAGCCAGGCTTTCCGCTATGGTGATGCCAGCAGCGCCCAGGTCGACATCGCCAGCTCCGATCAGGCTCTTTGCCCAATCCTTCATTGAGGGCCGGAACGACAGAGCTCCGGGCCCGGCTCCCTTCGCCTCGGCCGAGGTTGGTGCACCGGCGGGGCCAAAGCCGAATTGGCCACCCGGCCTGCGGGCGGAACCGAGCCGCGATCGGATGCCCATGGCATCGGATTCGAACCCTTTGCGGTCGGCGGGATTGGACGAGCTGGCGGCGAGTTCCTCGGTCGCTGCCAGCCTCGCCTCGAGGCGCTTGACGCGCTCCAACAGAGCCACGGCCTCGCCGCGTCCCGGGTTGGCGCGATCCTCCTGGTCGGCCGGCCGGCGGGGATCGACCGCCGCAGGAACACGGCTCGGATCGATGGCGCGGATCTGCTCGACGATCGCCGCGAGCCGATTGACCGAATAGGCGAGCTGCTCGTCGGTCGCGCCGGCACGGCGGCGGTTCTCGATCGATGAGCCGAGCGCGGTGCGCTCCTGCTCGAGCTCGAGCAGGCGAGAATTGTTGGTCAGATCGAGATTGGCTCGATCGACCCGCTTGCCGGCGGCGCCCTCCTGGATCCGCTTGCGGTAGGCGGCATCCTTCGCCATTCGCTCGCGCTCTTCGGGCGTCAGGGGCTGGTCGCCGGCGACGCGACCGGCGGTGGCGTCCTCGGCGGCGCGATCGGCACGCTCCTGGGCGCGGTCGGCGGCACGCTTATCCAACGCGTCGAAGCCGGCGATGATCTTCTCGATACCCTCGTTGATGCCCGGCAAAGCCCAACGGCCAAGCCGGTCTCCGACTTCGCTCGCCAGCGATTTCAAGCGCTGAAGGTGATTGTCGGTCGTTGCGAGCTGAATGTTGAGGTTCTGCTGGGCAGAGCCCTTCCACTTTTTCGGATCTCGGACGATTTCGAGGTTCTTGATGATCTCTGGCAGAGCCTGGCCGGCTCGCGCGATTTCATCCCACCATTGCTCGCCGAAGATCTTGATGGCCACGGTCGCGGCGTCGGAGTGCTTCTCGATGCGCTTGAGCACATCAAGCATCGTACCGGTAGCATCTGCCTTCATGCCCTTTTCGACGCCGCCGGGCGTCAGATCGAGCATCTTCAAACCTTCGCCAACGCGCTTGGGGCGCGATTTGGCGGTTCGCAGCAAGCCTGCGAAAGCGGAGAACGCCCGGGAGGCAACTTCCGGCGCGATCGCGACATTGTTCATGCCGGTCAGGAACGCCAAAGACGTATCGAAATCGACGCCGGCCTTCTTCGCCGCCGCCCCGGCGCGCTGGAACATCTCGACGACGTCCATCTCTTTTGCCGCGCCGGAGTCGGACAGGGCGTTGACCTTATCCACGAACTCCTCGAGCTGCGGATTGAGCCACTGCGTCGAGGCCCGGATCTTCGCCAGAGCGTTTGAAGTCTTGTCGGCCGTGGCGTCCCAGGCGGTTGCGGCGGCGAGGTTGATGCGGATGAAATCCGCCATGTCCCCCTTGCTGATACCGCCGGCGCCGGCTTCCGCCACCAGAGAGGCGACCTCCTCGCGCGAGCGGCCATAGGCGATGGCACCGCCGACGATCATCTTCTCCATCTTCGCGAGCTCGGCGGGATCATCCATCCCATCGACCTTCTTCTTCACCTCCGCCATGGCCTTCTCGAAGGAGATCGACTGGCCGACCGTGGCGCGGGCGGCCATGCGCGCGCCCTGGACGCCGAGATAGCCGCCGACGAGCGCCTTGGTGCCCCCGAAGAGCGTGGTGCCGCCCTCTTTGGCTCCCTCGCCGCCAGGGGCGGACTTGCGAGGTTGCGCCTGGGCGCGAGCGGCACGCGCCTGCGCACGGCTGGCCTTACGGCCGACCTGGTCTATCTCCCGACCGGCCGCCTTGGCATTGCGCGAGAGGTCGAGGAAGTCCCGGCCGAGCTTCTTCGGGCCGGAGCTCGTCCCGAGCTGGTTTGCCGCCGTCTTCGTCTCGCGCAGGTAACGCACGGCCTGGCGCGAGCTCGACGAGAGGTTCAGGAAGTCGCGGTTGAGGCGCTGGCCGCCCTTAGCGCCGTCGAGCCCTTTGGCCGCGTCCTTCACGCCCTTGATGTCGGACTTGGCCTTGCGTGCGCCGCCGCCGGTGCGCGCGATGAAGTCCAGGATCATCTTGACGCGCATATCCATGCGGCCGGGCTCCTACATGCAGGCGAGCGTTCCGAGCTCGCCGTGCCAGAACAGGATTTTGCCGACGTGCCAGGACAGCACCATCGGCAATGGCGTTCCGCTCCCGCGGGCGATCTCGATGGCGTAGAGCGGCACCGAGGCGAGCGCGGAGCGGCGGATCAGCCGCGGACGTCCTCCCGCGCCAGATCCTTCTCGAGGGCGAGGATGGCGCGTGGCAAGAAAGGGACGAGGGCATCGGCCACCCGCTCCGAATCGTCCGCCGCCATGGCAGCGAACACGGCGGGGTGAACGCCGCAGATCATGGCGCGCAGGCGGATCGGCAGCGTCGTCTCGTCCGGATCCTGCTCCATCAGCTCGGCGATATCGGCGCCGGTTGGCCGCCTGATCGTGATGACGGCCAGATTCTCGCCGTCGACGAGCAGCGCATGCTCCAACGGGACGTTCGTCGACCAGGCTTCGGGGACCGCCGGAGCGATTTCAGGGAGGCGCCCATATCCCGAGACCGACCGCGCCGCCGGCGTCGCCTCAGCGGCGCTCAGCCCGGGATAGCCCGGGTAGGGCTTCACCGGCGAAAGGTCGGGCTCGCTCATACGGTGAGCCCGAGCATGTTGGCGAGGCGAGTCGACTGGCCGTCGCTGTCGACCCAGCCCCCGAGCTCGATGTTGAAGCGAGCGATTTCCTTCGTGCCGATCGTCAGCAGGTAGGACGAGATCGACTTGATCTCGTATTCCGTTCCGAGCAGCGAACCGCCTTCGTGATCGTCGACCTCGAAGTTGAGGCGGCCGTACATGGTCGCCACCACCTGGATCTCGCGATCGGCCTGGGAAGTCGCGTATTCGTTCACCAGCGCGCCGAGGATGGTGAACTTGCGCCGGGAGCCGAATGGCGTGCGGAACAGCGAGAGGACATCCGGCTGCATGCCCTTCAGATTGAAGCCGGAGGCGCAAGGCTCGCGCGTCGTCGCGACCTCGATCGAACCATTGCTCGCGGCCGGCGAGAACTCGTCATACTTCTCGCGCTGGACCGGGAGCTTGGTCTTGCCCAGCGAAAGATGGGTGTTGAGCGCCTGCCCGGCATCATCCTCCGTCAGGAGGTTCGAGCCGCGGAGCACAAGAAACGGAAGTGGGGCCATGGGTCGGGCTCTCCTGCGATGGCGCGAAGGTCAGACGCGATCGAGCGACTGCAGGATGCCGTCGGCGAGATCCGCGTAGTAGGTGAGGTTCCGGCGGGCGCCGAACTGGAGATCCTGCAGCGGCGCGGCCGGCTCGCGGTCGTATTCGACGCGCAGGATGCCGGACGCCATTTCCTCGTTGCTGTTGAGGCTGCGGTCGAACCAGGCGCGGCCGCCGAGGATGGCGCCCTTCGCCTTCAGGCTGTCCAGGAAGCTCTCCAGCGACTGGATCACCGAGACGGCGAGCGGCACCGAAAGGTTGCGATCCATCGCCCAGTAGAAGGCATTGACGACGGCATCGTCGATCATGTCGTTGGTGCGCACGACATTGACGAAGCGATCGAGCGGATCCTCCGCGCAGGTCTCGTTGCCCCACAGGATGAAGCCGGCGCGCAGCGTGGCGATGCGCTTCTCGTTCAGCCAGTTGGCCTCGCTGTCCGGCTCGCCGGTGTAATACGGGACCGGCCGCGACGGGCCAACGATTCCACCCATCTGCTGGTTGGACGGGCTTTCGAAGGGGCCACCTACCGTCTTGTCGCGCTTGACGAAGAGACCCGCGATGCGCCCCGAAGCCGGCTGCGTGACGATCGACGCACCGGACAGAACCTTGATGGACGGGTGGAAAAGATAGGCGCGCGGGTCGTTCGGGAAGTCCTGGCGGTAGGTGTTGGCCACCTCCTTCGTCGCATCCGGCGTGTTGAGGATCTTGATAGCCTTCAGGCGCGTCGCGATCCCATCGAGCTCGGCCGCGACCGGGTTCTTCGCGCCCGCGAGCCGCTGGCTGTCATAGCCCGGGGCGATCAGCAGCTTGGCGGGCTTTGAAGCCTGCTTGAAAGCATGGACGCCGGAGTAATCGGCGCCGGATCCGACCATGTTGGCGATGGTCTGCTCGAGCTTGGTCTGCGGATCGGCCGAGGCTCCCTCGGCGACGCGAACCACCTGAACCTCCGCGACGACGCCCTGGTCATCGAGAGCGTCGAAAACGGCATCGACGTTGCCGCCGGCGCCGAGCGCGGTCCGCATCGTCGTGTCGTTCGAGAACATCTCGACGACGGTGTCTTCGGGGAACTTGTCCGGGTCGGCCGCCGGAGCCACCACCATCGCGCCGATCGTCGAGTACTCGCCCACGGAGATCGGGCGCGTCGTCTGCCCGACCTGGAAGACGCGGACGCCGTGAAAATACTCGCTAGTGGCCATCGTGCGCTCCGGATCCCGATCGTTGCGGCGCGCTTGACAGCGCCGAAGTCGGGGTCGAAGCTAGGTGTCAAGCTAACAGAAAAGGCCCCGGACGCGCGTCCGGGGCCTTATTGCTGGGCGGAGGATTGTCTTAGGCGAAGGCCGCGTCGATCTCGGCTCGGGTCGTGATCGTGCCGGCCTCGATATCAGCCTTGACCGCCGCGAAGGTGGCGAAGCCGGAATTCACATGGGCTTCGACAGCTGCGCTGATCGCGATCATCGTCACCGAGTCGATCGGATAGATCTGCCCGTCAGCTCCGTGCCAGTTGGTCGACCAATCCCCGTTGGCTTCGGCGGCGACGCGAGCGCCAACGATCATCACCTTCGAACGATCATCGGTGGCGATGGCAACGCCGGCGACGGTGATGCCGCCAGTCTCACGACGCCAACGCATATCACCGGCATAGGCCAGCAGTTCGGCCTTGGTCGGCGGCGGCGGCGGCTGTGGGGGCGAGAATTCTCCATCGGCATAGATCATGCCGACTTCGACTGCCCCGTTCCCCTCGACGAAACCAGCGTCCGGATGAAAGGCGTCAGCCAGGTCGACGTCAGCCGGAAGCTCCACAACCTCGACGACGACGCCGTTATAAATGCGAGCCGCGAATGTCATCTCACCACTCCACGATCACGAGGCCAGGCGCCCCGGCACCACCGGCATTGCCGAGCCCGCCGCCACCACCCCCGCCAGCACCGAACCCCTGCGCCACGTACCCCGCCGCGTAGGAGTTCGACGTCGAGCCGCCGCCAAACGGAGGGTTTCCTCCAGGCGCGCCGACGGGAGTCGTTCCGTCCTTCGTGCCTTGCTGCCCACCTGAGCCATAAAGATTGATGTCGCCTCCGACCCCGAACCCGCCGATCGAGTTTGAGTTGCCGAGATAGGCACCGCCGGCCCCGGCCGATGCGGAGCAATAGGCGCCGAACGAGCTGGTGCCACCATTGGCCCCGTTTGAGCCGACCGGGCCACCTACTCCGCCGACACCAACAGTGACCGGGATAGCTGCGCCAGGCGTGACCGAGCACCATTTTTCCGCATAACCGCCGGCGGCCCCGCCGCCTCCGCCAAAGTAGCCGGAAGCATTCGGTCCGCTGCCGCCGCCGCCGCCTCCGGCGAGCACCCTGACCCGCACGAAATAAACGCCGGCCGGAACGGTGAATGTGCCGCTGGCGGTGAAAACCTGGGTTCGGCCAGCCTTGGGAACGTCCTTCAGGACATCGCTCGGCAGCATCGCGACGATGCGGAATTCGGCACCGTCGTCGATCGCAGGATACCAGCGCCCTCCGATGAGGTCGCCGATTTCGGGGTTTGCCCCGTTGGCCTTCTTGAGCGGCTTGTCGCCGATGCCGCTCGCATTGATCACGACGTTGGTGTTGGTGTTGGTGGCCGGGGCCTTGATCCACAGGACTCTGCCGGTGACATAGGAGCTGATCGCGCGGTTCAGCGCGACCGTCCAGGCATTGGCCGTTCCGCCCGCAACGGCATAGGTCAGGCGGCCGGCCTGCAGCGCCTCCGACATCGCATCGACGTTCGGGAGCTTCGTCGTCGATGCGGCTGCGACCGCTTCCGCCGGCGTTGCCATCAGAGCCAGGCCGTATGCGCTGGTCGAGGCCGCCGCGCTGTCCCAGCCGGCCCCGGTCCGTCGGATGAAGCGCGAGGACGAATCCTCGGCCTTGGAGTTGTCGCAGACGACATGGCCGGTCGGCACGGTCGCCAGAGCCCAGACGCCGACCCACTGCGCCAGGCGATGCGCGAAGCCGGCCCAGGCGCCGGTAGGCGCCGCGCCGATTACATAGGTCGCGCCCACGGCTGGCGCGCCGGGGGGATCGTTCACCACGCCATCGACAGTCTGCCAGAACGGCCTGACATGCCGACCGACATTCACCTGGGCGACGGGGTCGATAACGACGGTGATGGCGCTCGGATTGGCGACGGCGAGCTTTAGCCGGTAGGTTACGTCATGCGCCTGTCCGGACGACGGAGGCGGCTTGTAGCCATTGCCGCAGCGAGCCAAGCCGATCAGCGTTCCCACATTGCTGAAGAGTCCGACCTCGGCGACGTTGAAACCATGCGACGGCCGTCCGGTGCCATCGTTGGTATCGGCCGGAATAACCGCATCGACGACGATCGCGCCGCCCACCACGGCTACACTGGCGATCGGCGCGCGGTACTTCTCATTGACCAGCGCCGCCTGCGCTACGTTCGGATTGTAAGGCACGCCATTGGCATCGCCCCAGCCGACATGGGTAAGGACAAGATCGGCGCCACCGCCGAGATCGTTAATGATAGCGGCCTGACCGGCCGTGGTGATGAGCAGTCCGGTGGTCATGGCAGGGCCTCGACGGTGATGAGTTCTTCCACGAGCAGGCCGGCGGCGAGCACGGGCAGGAATTCGAAGGTTTCGCCTTCGAGCGCGTACGGCTCGACCGTGACGAGTTCGTCGACCAGGATGCCGGCGCTGACGACCGGAACGCCGCTGGCCATTTCGCCAGCACCGAACACGATGGGGCGTGATTTCGGCTTGGCAGACATGACGAGCGGGCGAACCGCCTTCAGGATCCGGCCGACATCGTCGAGGGTGGTCTCAACGAAGATCCGCGAGGTGCCGCGTCGGCCCATCGGCACATGGTCGAACCATTCCGTGAGCTCGAAAGGGCGCTCCGCCAACGCCAGCGCCGAGGTCACCGCCTTCACCGAGCCCTTGATCCGATGATAGTCCGGGCTGTCGGCGATCGCTTGACGCTTCACGGTCTCGGGCCAGCCATCCTCCCATACGTCGACGCTGAGGGCCCAGGCGAGCCAGGGCAGCAGCGCGGTGGGACAGCGCCAGGCATCCCACAACGTCTCGATGACGACAGGGTCGATCGCGTCGAGCTGGGTCGAAAGGCCGGCGAGCTCGCGTTCGAAATGCGTGGCATTCTCAGGGAGGAGATCCGGCATCATGACCAGCTCTCCGCGACGAGCTCATAGGTCACGGAGACGGTGCCAAGGCGCGGTGCCTTGAAGAGATGGGCGGTGACGGGGTCGGCAAGAGGCACGAAGGCTGGCGAGCCGACACCGGCGAGAGCAGCCTCCGTGTAGCCGGGATCCGGCGGATTGACGTCGCCGGCGGGATCCGGAACCGCGACCTCGACGACATTTGCGTCAGTGCCGAGCGCGGCGGCCGCGATCGTCGCCTGGCGCATGCGCCGGCCGATCAACCAGATCGGCCCGGGAACGTCGTCACCGATCCAGCGCAGCCGGCCAGAGCAATACTGGCGAACGCGCTTCTCGGCCTCGGCCACGACGATGGCAGCCGAAGCGCCCTGCCGGATCTTGAGGTGGGCGGTGACATCGAAGGCGAGGTCTTCAGCGAATTCGACCGTGACCAGGTCGCCGAGCGGGCGCAGCCGGATCCGGCTCAAAGCATCTTTCACGGTGACGAGCAGAGCCGTCTTCTGGTCGATCGTCAGCCCGTCGCGCGGCAGGATGACGACGCGGATCCGCGGCGCCAGGCAGACGCCCTCGTCCTCGGAATAGGCGGCCACATCGAGGACGTCGCCCGAAGCTGAGAGCGCCCAGAACAGGTAGGCGCCGACCGGGCCCGCCGTCGACCACGACTCGGGAGCGAGCGCCAGGCGCTGGCGATAGGTCTCGTCATCCTCCATCACCGCCGGCGTCGCGCCGATCGCCGGCACGATCTCGCGCCGCGGGGTGCGGTAATAGGTGACGCCGATATGATCGAGCGCCCGATCGAGAGCGCCGGCGAGCGTGAGGGCCCGAACGCGATCATTGATCCGGCCGCGCAGCAGGGTCTCTCGATAGGAACCGACCTCGAGCACGACCGAGGCGGGATCCGACTCGAGCAGCAGCGTATCGACCGGCGGCAAGGCCGGATTGGTGACGCGCCGCGCTTCCCATCGCGTCGTGAACGCGGCGCGATCGCGCGCCAGATAGCTTTCGAAGTCGAGCGTCTCGATGACGTCCGAGATCGGATAGAGCGAGAGATCGACCGGGGTGAAGCGGCTCATGCTGCAACCCTCACCAGGCCGTTGTCATTGGCGGCGATCACAGCGCTGCGCTCCTCGAGCACCGAGTAGTCACCGAGATGGCCGCGCGGATAGAAGATGCCGGTGATCTCGAAGACGAAGACGCCATCCGCCCCGCCCCGGGTGAGGCGGATCGTCTTCAGCCGGAAGCCTGGCTCCCAGCGCTTCAGCGCCGCAGCGACGGCGGCGTAGATCTGCATGATCCGGCGCGGCGTCGCGTTGCGGTCCTGCAGCTCGAGCGCGGCGGAACCGAAGGCACGGCGCATCACCCGGCTGCCGATCAAGGTGGTCAGGATCACCTCGATCGACTGGACGCAGTGGTCCCAGCCGGTGAGCAGCTTGCCCGTTTTCCTGTCGATCCCGGCGCGCATGAAGGGTCAGGCCGCCTTGCCGGCTTTCTTCGACTCCTTCGCCGGCGGCGTGAGCGGCGCGGGTTCCGCCACCTCGCCGGCCGGCTCGATCGACTGCTGCAGCAGCTCGTACTTGGCCTCCGCGTCCGTGAGCATCAGCACATGGCCGACCTTCGGGACGCGGTTTCCATCCTCGTCGAATCGCGAGGGGACGCGCTGGCCGGCGACGAAGAAGCCGGCGCTGGCGGTGGTCTTGTAGGGCTTCTTCTCCGACATGGAGCTCTCCTTCAAAGCCGTTTGAATTCAGCCGATGACCTGCACCCAGGGGCGGCCGGTGGTG